ATTAACGCCCTTTTGCAATGTACGCTAAATTGAATCCCCCAGGACCTGACATCCTGGCTGTAAATTGCGTTCTGGATACACCTGGTGCACTTAAACCTATAGCTGGCATGGTTGTTGGCGATAGTTGGGACTCACCAAGATCAGCCATTGTCAGAACAATAGACTCGACCCTAGTTGGGAATGGAATTGGAAAAACGACATTAACCCCTGTTTGCCCTACAGGGAAACTAAAGGTTCCCCATTGCTCAATTGTACCGTCAGCCCCCCGACTCCATGCTGATTTTGGGTTAGTCCAGAGGGGGCCAACTTCGCTATAACTTGTAGTAAATGATGACATATCGGGAATTTGCCCCGCGCCCGTTCCGACCTCCCGCTTGGCAGCCTCTTTCAGGCCAAGGTTTGTAAGCGCCTCAGCAATTGCCGCTGCACCATCTGCTTTTATATCGGCGAACGGGTGCTGACGACTGAGGAACAAAGCCTTTAAAGCGGTGAGCAACTGATTATGTTTTGTTTTGTCCAGAACGATGCCTGTCGCTTCGACCACAGCAGCCAGCTCTTCCTGCAGCATGTCGAAGTAATCGTCATCAAGATCTGTCGCTGGAGTGCCTGTCTGAGGGTTTCCACGGGTAAAGCCGTTCTTTCCCGCGCCGAATTTATCTTTCTGCGCAGTGGATGTATCAATACGATGCATAATGTCTCCGGTTACGGATATTTGAAGATTACGTAGGTATGGGACGGGCAGAGTTTACTGATAACGCACTCAGCAACCGTGTCCCCCCAGTGGCGGATCGGCGTGTCACAATCGTCCATGCAGGTCATCCAGGTTGCGTCCGTTGACGCTGGCATGTTCACCTGCCAGTAGTAGCGCCATTCCGTCGAGTAAGTCGCATCGGTACATGACGACGTGCACTTAAAGGGGCCTTTGTTGTAGCGGGTTATTGTGGCCCCTGGCTTTCCCAGCGCAGCCAGTTGCCTGAGATAAAAGTCTTCGTTAATGCCACCCGCAAGGTTTACCTTTGCGTCCAGTCGCTGTTGCCGCTGGCGCAGTGTTTGCGTTCCGACCGGAATACACTCATCCGGCAGGCCGCAGCACGTCTCCCAGCGGTTTATCAGTTCGGTTGTTGTTCTGGGGTCGATCTCCAGCATGAGGTCGTCGCCCCGCTGATGCACTCTCAGTAACGACGGTGCAGCCCCCTTAATTGCGGCATCATCACTTGACCATGCGGGACCGGGAGGGAGCAGCGCCCCGAGCAGGTGAATATAATCATCTTCCGTCACGCCCACGTGATCACCCCCAGCACCGCCAGCTCATTCTTCGCAATCGTCGTGTCCCCTGCCGGGAAGATAAGCTTATGGCTGTGTTCACCAGCTGCAATTGAAATAGCTTCATTGATGCGCGAGAGTTCCAGCGTCCCTTCAGGGTAGCCGTCACGAAGGAGAAATGAACGGAGCTCAGCTTCAACAGCAGAACGTGTCGCAGGGTTGTCAGGATTTAAATCAATGGTGAAATTAATGATCTTAGCGGTGGCCTTGAAGACATAAAGGTCGGAACCCGCCACAGGCGCAAGAGGTTCAATATGAGCCTGCGCAGCCGTAACAGTTGCATCATCCAGAATCGGATTGATCAGATCGCTACTGGCCACCAGCACACCTACCGTACCCGTTCCCATCCAGTGACGGTAAGTCCAGGCGCGGGTAATGCCAGCGACCTCTTTCGCCCAGACAACATAATCACCATCTGCACCGCCCTGCGGCGTCCAGTAGTAGCGCTCCAGAACACGTGCGCGCCAGACCTCAAGATCTTCAGCATCAAATCCGCCGACAAGCGTGTCAGCCTGGCCGCCCGAAGGCAGGCCGTTAACAGGCGTTACCAGTGAAAGAAGAATGCCATCGTCAGTGTTACCGACAGCGCCCGTGACATTGCAGGAAACAGGGACTCGCAGCACACCTCCCGCACTGGTGGTGTCTTCAAGAGCGATGTATTGAACAAGATCATCGCGTTGGATAACTGCCCCGGCAGTCACCGTGAGATTGTTTGCCACACCGTCCCAGCGTATAAAGCCTGCGGCTTCGATAGCCGGTTTACGCGGGCAGCGCTTCATTGCTCCGTGGCGAACCAGCCAGGACTCATCGCATAAGTCCGGCAGCAGGTTCATCGCCAGATAATCGATATAGCCGTAAACCGTGTGCAGGGCTCCGGCATAGACCTTAGCCCTGACATCTTCATCCATCCGGCGAAGTTCATCGTTGATATCCAGGCGAGCAAACAGGTCTGTGCGGATCATGCTGATGTTTTCGGCCAGCGTGGGCCGCTGAAATTCACTGTCCGCCATGAGTGATCGCGCTCCATAAGTCGTTAAAGGATAAAGTCACAGGGCCGTCACGGTGCCAGAGCACGATGTGATTACCGAGTTCATTGATGCCGGTGCGCTGAATATCGATGTCGATACGTGAAACCACTCCATCGTCGAGCATCCACTGCAGCGCATCGCGCAGATAAGTACGCACCGTATTTACCAGCGCGTTTGTCAGTTTGCTTCGCTGTAACATCCACAGCTTTGAGCCGTAGCGGTCGTTTACCACCACAGGCCAGGTGTCACCCCACCAGCCCATAGGCACATCAGCGTTGTCATCAGGATCGGCGCGGCGGTGAGTAAACAGGGAAATCACCACGGCGCGGGTGAGCGGGTCGAGCGGTGAACTGGCGCTGACCTGCTGGCCGTTTACCGTTAGCCAGAGTTCCATCATGCCTCCATCGGTGTATCAGGCGTGTCAGTGATGTTTCCGTTCTCTTTGTGTTTGTGCCCGTTGTAGGCAATTCGCATTGCCGCCATTGTCTGGCCCGAAGAGTCACACAGGTCTTTAATCTGCCCGGTTGACTCAATCGGCATCTCGAACCGCGCTTTCGGGGCATTTTTAAACGTAATGATTTTTCCTCCCCCATCCACCACAATTCCGGTGCGCGTCAGCGTGACTGACTGACCGAGATCGTCGTAAATAGCCACCTCACCGGTTTTGAGTCCCTTCATCCGGTAACGTCTGTCGGCAACGGCTATCGCGACGGCATGAGAGCGATCGCCATCAGGAAACAAAATAATGGCTTCCGCACCCGACTGAGCGCGGGACGTAAACCCGTAGGGTTCAAGATGCTCAATTCCGGCTTTCTTCTGCCCTGCCAGCAGCTCAACATCTACCGTCTGGCATTTACTGGCCGCATTGATGCTCTTCACGACCGCACGACCAATGAGGCTAAGCACCTGGCGCTGAAGGTTCTGCATCGTTCCCATCAGAATGGGTCCTCCTTCACTTTGCGTTTTTTCCCGCCCTTCGCTTTCTCGTCTTCCGGCTCCGGAAGGTAGGCATCAGGCGGTCCTACACGCAGCTCTGTCAGCGTACCGTTATTGTCTTTGGTAAATGAAACTTCAGAGATAAGCATTTCACGGTTATTGAAACCGCAAACCGGATCGTAAACGATGACGCGCTGATTGGGCTGCCACAACGTCCCGTCACCCTGCCGCCAGCCCCATACGGTGTAAGTGGTTTCATCAGTGCGCGCCGCGCGCTGTCGGGCTTCAAACTCGGCACGCGCTATACAGCTCGCACCGGTAGCCTGCCCTGTTTGCTGAACCGCCATCGGGCGATAGCGGCCAATCGAGGCGTCAGTGGTTTTAGCCCGTAACGCCGTGGTGGTGGCCGCGCCAAAATCGTCGTCGTTCCCGGCGCGCTGGCCGGAAACCTGGTACGTTGAAAAACGCTCGCGAATGCTCTTTTCGGTATCGCAGGAGAGGATATTTTGCCCCAGCACCAGCGCGGTATGCACGCGGGTGCTGCCGATGCCGCCAATAACCAGCCGTCCTTTTGGATCGTCATAGGCCAGCGCCTGCTGCTGACCGAGCATTTTGTTCAGTACCTCAATAACAGTTTCGCCGTGGTCAGGCTGAACGCCGGGGATGGTTGCTGCTGGTGCGCCGGAATTGATGACCGAAATACCAAAAGGCTTTGCCAGCGCTGATGCCACCTGAACCAGTGACTGCCCGTTGAACTGGGTAGGCTCTGCAGCACAGTCGATAAGGTCAGCGGTCAGGCTTCGACCGCTAATGCCGGTACTGACAGAACGCGCATCGTATCGGACAGGCGTCGCCTCCACCCATCCGGTGACAACAAGATCATCACCAATCAGCACCTCAACCTTGTCGCCGTTTTTGACGCGGGGTTGCAGTGATGCAGAACCATCACCACCAGGCCATTCACGGGTAATTTCCACACTGAAATCCCGCGCCAGTCGTTCAATGCCTGCGCCAATACGCACCGACGTCCAGCCGCCCCACTCGCGACCGTTAACCCTGAGCGTTACGTTATCGTTCATCGTACGGGAACCCTCAGTGGTGACACCGGAACAAAGCCGGGATGAGCCACGGCGTTACGCCTGACAATGTCGGATTCACGCGACGCGTCATCAAACCAGTTGGCGGCCAGCACCAGCGCAGGCAACACGTCATCCGGTGTGCGCTCAACCGTTTTTTGTGTCTGTACCAGGCGAGTTTTAATGTCGTTGTTGAGATCGGACTTCACCCGGCGAAGCGCCAGAAACAGACGGTCATCCGTTGTTCGGGATAACTCTTTATCGATGGCGGTGTTCAGCGTGTCACGGATATCCACCAGCTCATCCCATGAAGGAACATCGACAGAGGCTGTTTCGTCCGGGGCATTATTCAGCGCAGGGTGCGTCACACTCGGCCAGCCAACGGCCTGCTGAGAGACATTCCGTGATGGCGTTGAAGCTGTGGGTAAATTGGTGACGGTATAAGCCGCTTCGCTGATGGCGGTGGTTCTGATCGCGCTGGAAACAACATTGCTCTGCTGCGTGCGGTTACGGGTCGACTTGCTGTCCGTTTTCCAGACGCCACGAGGGGCAAGGTCACTCCCTAGTGTGATGCCGGAGAAATTCTTGATCATGGTGTAGAGGTCGCTGGCATTCCCGGAGAGACGGTTTCCCGCACGCCACATCGTCTGCAATTGCTCAATGAAGCCTTTGCCCGATGAAGGCGGTGGCAGCAAAACAGAAATATCGCCCTGCAGTAATCTGGCTGCTGCGGAAATACCCGAATCCACCATCGCCATTTTGTCCGAGACATAACCGAGCATGCCTTTCGCATCATCGATCACACCGTTCTGGACAAAATCCGGCATGCCTTCCATGCCAAACTGGTCAAAGTTATCGCTGATACAGTCATCTAAAGCGGAGCAGGACGATACCAGCGTATTCGCCGTGGCCGCGCCAGCAGTGGGATAGGAAAGCTCACCCGCTTCGACGAACAGCAGATCAAAGCGCACCATGCGCCCTTCACTGCTCGTCGTGCCGACTTTAATCTCACCATTTACACAAACGCTTAACTCGCCATAGGTCGGGTGAATAAGCGTTCCTGGCCCCGGTTTATTGAGTGCTTCAATCAGCCTGTCACGCTGTTCGAAACAGTCATCACCGACAACATAGGCGGTGATGTCTGGTCGGAAGGTGACCTTGCCGAGATCCTCAGTGTAGGGTTTGTCGCGGTTCGGATACTCGTGCGTTTCAACGCGACGACCAACTGGCGCACCTTCACTTTCGACCTTAAACGGTACGCCACGGAATGACGCATCCTGAAGCCTGTCTTTCCACGTCATAGTTGCTTCACCCATTAAAAAACCCGCCGAAGCGGGTTGCTTTTTTATTTCATCAATTAACCATCAACCGCCCATACCAGTACGCCCTATCCGGGTATAACCAACATCGTGGTTAACATCGATGCCTGATGCTTTCGTATCGGTCACTCTCATTCCAGGCGGTGCGTCCTTAAACTGAACAGTTAGCGTTCCCTGCGGCTGCGACTGCCCACTCTGTTTAATCTGGTATGGGTTATAACCAGAACTCGCAACGCCAGCGCCATAAGCCCCGTATCCACCCGCGCCCCACTGTGCAGCGTTCGCGGCAGCGACAGTCTCACTTGCTCCATCGGTAAACCATTCAATGATAGGTTTGAGTTTTTCCCACATATCCTGGAACCACTTAACCACTGGCCCCCAGTTATTAATAATGAGTCCGAGCGGTGTCCATCCAAACACGGTCTTGAACAACTCCCATCCCATTGTGAAATAAGGCGAGACGGTATCCCAGAACGATTTGAAATAAGGACCCACGGCATCCCAGTTAGAAATAATCAGGCCTGCCGCCAGCGCGATCCCCGTAAGGATCATCCCAAGCGGAGTCATTGCCGCCAGCCTGCTGGCAAGGGTGATAGCCTGACCGACACCCATGATGCTCAGCTTCAGTACGGCCAGACCCGCCACCAGACCCGCTACGCTGCGAATAACGCGTGGGTTTTGATCAGCAAAGTTCGTGAAACGCTCACCCAAATCACCGAGCCATATCGTCAAATTTTTGGTATCACCTGAAAATGCACTACCGATAGCGGCGAGGCCGTTGGTCGCAGTGCCCGTCATGGCTTCCCAGAGGTTGGTCAGCGTGCCGAGCTGTGCTTCAACACGCTTATTCAGGCTGGCCTGCTGGTTCATTTTCTGCTGAACCTGGTCGTAACCATCCTTGCCTTTGTCGATCAGGGCATTCACCACTTGCAGGGTTTCGGCATCATCACCAAACAACTCTTTAAGTACACCGGTTCGTTTAACGTCGGTGAGTTTTCGCAGTTTGGAAAGCTGCTTGAAGAGATTATCCAGTCCGCCAAAACTCCCTTTCCCGTCAGTAAAATCGAGGTTTACTCCAAGCTTTTGCCGCTCAAGAACTTTGTTTACCCCGTTAACTTTTTTGACATTAAGACCCGACTGGATAACTTTTCGCATGGCATTACCGGCTGACTCGCCCTGCATACCCATCTGATCCATCATGACGCTGATCGGTGCGAGTCCCTGCGCGGCCTTTAAACCATCCTTATTAACCATCTTCAGAACGGAACTGGTTTTAGTGAAGAACGACAGCATATTGGTGTCGTCAACACCAAGATAGAACGCCTTCTGGATGGTATCGAAGAGGCCCATCATGTCATCGGATGCCGTACCTGTAGCATCCTGCATTTTCGCCGCGAACTCAGCCGCCGCTTCAGGCGTCTTTTTAAGTTGCACTGCCAGGTAAGCCGTTGCTTTACCCACACCACCAAGGATGTTTTCTGCCGGAATACCCTGGCGGACCAGCATCTGCATCATGTTCTGAAAGTCAGCAGTAGTGCCGGGTAACTGATTGCCAAGACCAACAGCAAGTTTATTGATGTTCTCGAACGTTTTGCCAACTTCCCCGTTAGCCTGCATCATCGCGACTTTCAGCCCTGTCGCCGCGTTCTCCTGGTCTGCGTAGGCTTTCAGGGATATTGTCAGCCCCGCAGCCAGACCACCCGCCAGCGCAAGCCCTCCTTTCGCCGCTTCTTCGGTCTGGCGTTTGAAGCCACGAATGTTTTTCTGCATCCGTGACAAAGCAGGAGAAAGCTTATCAACGCCGGTAATGAGCGCTTTCAGTTCAAACTCAGCCATTGCCCCGCTTCTCCTGCTCTATTCTGTTTGCCTGACTGACCAGTAATGGGATTTCACTGATCGGCATATTCAGCAATTCAAAAGGATTAATGCGCCAGTAACTGGCGCAATCGAAATAGCGGTCGGTAAGATACTCCGCCGTTAACTCTGGAGGAAAAAACCCGCCACCAGCCAGCCGGCAGAATTGAGATCAGCAGGAGACATCTGGTCAACTGTGCTCAACGGCACGCTTGCCAGTTTCACGATGTACTTCGCAATAATATGCGCCTGCAGTTTGATCGACTCGTCCTGGTTCATCTGATAGGGATAACCCAGCTCACGAACGTCTTTACCTGTCGGCTCGTTAAATTCCAGAACGCGGACCGTTTCACCATGCGCGGTGACCGGGTGTTGCAGTTCAAGCTCTTTCATTACTGGTAATCCCCTTCTTCACCGTGGAATTCAAGATCTGTCGTGCCTTCTTCAGCGTTATGATTTGCTTCACCGTGTAGCCAGGCAGACGACAACACATAGACCTGACCATTCGCCAGTTCTGAAGTAATTGTCATCTGATCTGATGTGGTGATTTTGCTGATTGGAAAATCCTTAGGAACTTTGAAGGTGCCTTTGGTGTATGGCGCACGGTGAGTCTCTTTACGATCCACGGAACCATCCAGGCCAATGATGTCATCATTAACCGTCTTGTTCATCGGCACCTCAATGCCACCGGTCAGCGAGAGCTGCTGACCGTCAATTTTGAAATAACAGGTACCACCAATACGCGCCATTATGCGGACTCCTCTTGGTACTGAAGACGGAACTGATTAAGCAGTGCAAAGACGCGCAGCTGGTTAACGTAATCAGGCGGGTAAAGCACGTTGATACGTGACGGGTCGTTTACGTCTCGCTCTACGATCAGGTGCTGCTTAAACAGATCGTAGTTTTCGACGATGCCAGCACGTTCCATCTGGCGGTAAGTGGCCAGAAGCTCACCCTTGATCACCGCAGGCGTCACAATGGCCTGACCTGGGCCAAAGCGCGTTCCATCATCCGCCAGTTTGTGGCGACCATACTTACTGGTAATCACCGTTTTCAGACGGCGCAGCACGTAAGCACTGGTATGCAGCGTCTCGCTGTCGAGATAGCTGTTATCCGCAACGCCATACGCATTCTTTTTATAGGTGGTGATATCGCGCTGCACACGCAAAACGCCGCCCTCGGCATACGCGGTCGCAATACCGTGCGTCAGCAGTGACTGCTGCTCGGAGCGAATAAAGCGCTTGCCCGTTGGCGGCGGGAGCATGCCCGTCAACTCACCCGTTTGTGTCGGGCGCGCCGGGTCGATACGCAGGAACACTGCTGCGCGAGCCGTTCGACTGGCGGCCAGCTCATCCGGGTTCGACTGAACCGTTTTTTCGTAACCTGCCAGCGTGACGTGCGGATCGTTGAACATGTCGCCCACGGTGATCAGGTCGCTGACAGCAGCAATTTTTGCCGTGTAGACGTGGCCGTAAATCTGGCGTAACCAGCTCCAGCGCCCGCTGGTATCATTCATTTCCAGCGTGAAGGTGTTCATGGACGCGGTGTCGTTGAACGGGTGACCGATATAGTCGAAAGGCTCGTCACCCATCGCAGCAATCGTGCCCGTCAGCAATGGCGCGCCAGCACCCGCCACACCAGATGCAATGGCGATCAGCACGCCAGCCGGGAGTTTTTCGCCACCGCTGAAACCGTAATAGTTCAGCGCAATAGGAATGTCGTTCGCCCAGGTGCCTTTATGGCGCGATGTAAGCGTGACGACACCTGCTGCCGATGCAGCGGTAAATGGCGTCTGTCCGTCAGCAGTGATGGCAGCAGAGATAGCGGATGCAACGGCTGTAACGTCGTCGCCCGTTGTCACACTGGCCTGAATACGACGGCGGCCAATATACAGGCTGACAACGCCAGACTCCGTTGCCGACCCAGTAACGGTCAGGGTAAACGTTGCGGCCGTCCCGGTGTCAGGAACCGCAACCACCCACAGTTCGCCAAAGGGATCGACGAGACGATAGGCTTCAACCATGCGCGCCAGCTGACTGCCAGCGCCACACTGCTGAATGGCGTAATCCTTTGATGGCATGAAAACCAGCTGGTTAGTCGCAATAGCTGCGCCAGTGTTTACATGACCAATCAGTAACGAAGGGGCGCTGGTCTGCGCCGTATTCGCCGCGCTGTTATCCATCTCGGCATAAAACAGCGGGACGCGAAGATCAGACGGAATAGTATTCATGGAGACGGTCATTTAGTGCTCACCTTCTTGTCCGGTGCTGCGCCCTGAGATGGCTTCACCACCTCAATATCCCCGTCGTTTTCACGACGGTACCAGTACTGGCTTGGTTCAACATTTCGCCCTGTTGCAGGCAAAAGGTCGCCCCGGGCAGGATCATGAACTGACCGCCCGTCTTTGGGTTTCACAAACATGGTGTTCCTCAGGAAGGAAGGTTTATTTCCAGGTGGTGCTCGATGTTGCCGTCAGGCCCATGACCGGGATCGATAAAGTCCACGTCAATGGCCAACGTTTTGAAATCATCCAGGTCCTGCAGTTCGTCCTGCTGGCGGGTGTCGTCTTCAGAGAGTTCGGTGACAACAGAAAAATCGAACTGATAACTCAGTTCGTGACGATTCACATCGAGCAGCGTGCCGCCTGTATAGGTGATGGGATTGCCGCGCTCTTCCGGGTTCCAGCCGAGCAGCGCCTTAAACAACATCTGCCGCACATCGTGAACCACATCGTATGAAGCAAACTGACCCCGCTCGTCACGCCCGTTACTGACAAATACGATGACCGAAAAGCCCTCGGTCAAATTCTGCCAGTAATCTGTCTGGCTTTTCTGTTCGCCTGGTGAATCATCGCCAGGAACAACATAAGCAGACGGCAGTCGCATCTTCCCGACCTCGGGTAAATCTTTAAACTGTGCAGCACCGGCCACGCGATTTTCAAAAATAACGCATCGGGCACGCAGTGCAGCGATGATGGGGGTGAGTTTCATCAGCGTCGTTTTTCCGGTTTGAGAGACAGTCGTAATTCACGCGCCAGGTAATAGCGTGTCCACGGGCTGTTTTTGTTGAGCGTTTCAGTCATGAAGTTACTGCGCGGAGCCAGCCGCCAGCCACTTCCCCCTGACGCCCCGCGATGATGACTGCGGCGGCGCTTAGCGCCACCACGGACGCCGTAAAACAGATATGCCGGGTAGAAATCACCCGAAATCAACCGGTTCCCCTGCCCGTTTCGCTGGTTCGGCGCGATGCGCGTCATGAAACCAGGTCGATTCTTGCTGGCTCTCGGCACCATGTAGCCGATGGATTTCGCCAGGCGACCGCTCTGGTACCCCGGATTTTCACCGGGTTCAGAACGCCCGCGCCGCATCACCAGTCGGCGCGCATCGCGCATGTGTCGCTGGCCGATATGGATAAACGCTCGCCGGACGCGTGCCCGGTTAAAGCGCATCTCTTTCGGCTGCTGAAAATCAACGTGAAAAAAGGGAGTCGCCATTACCATTGCCTCCGGTAGCTGCTGTCTCAACGCCCAGATCCGTACACTCAAGAAGCAGGAAGCGCCGCTTACTGTTCAGGTCACGCGCCCGCTTAACGCGGTACACCTCATCACCGTTCACCACCTCAAAATCAGACGTGATGTTGCTGCGCCAGCGAAGAGTGATGTAGTGAGTGATCGCATTGTCGGTCTGCGCTGTTTCCTGGTAAGTGGTTGCGCTGGTCTGCACTATCTTTGCCCAGGCATAGAATGAAACCGGGTACTCAGGTTCGGTACCATAATCAGCCGTAGGAACATCCACCCTTTTACGCAGCTGTACCCGCTTATCCAGTTCGCCGGGATCGGGAAGTAAATAGGTCGCGCTGGTTTGCGCCTGCCGGAGTTTCATAGCGGGATAAACCGATAGGGGCCAATAAGCCAGTTATATGACTGCGGCATTTCCGTCTTTTCAACCTCAGAGACTGACGAGCGATTCTCATAGAAATGAGTGGCCAGCAGCAGCATCCCCATTCGTATGTCATCCGTCATGACCAGACCATCAGGATCGTCACCGGGTACACTTGTTTCATACAGAGTACGATTCAGGAATGTCACCGTTCGGGCCTCGACGGCACTGCCAATCATATTCAGCAGCTCGTCTTCTTCGGTATAATCATCCTCCAGCCGTAGCTGTCGCTTAATTTCACTCAGTTCAAGCAGCATAAGAATCCTTATGCCCGCCAGATAGCGGGCATAAAAAAACCGCTATCGCGGCGTTGTTAATCAACATTGCTTATTATGCTGGCTTGCCCACCAGCGCTTTGATGGCTGCAGTATCTTCCAGAACGCAATCGAAGCGATGGAATGCCAGGAACGCGGTCTGATCATATTCCGCGTAACGCTCTACCAGACGTTTCAGTGTCATGTAGGCAACGCGACGGACAATGAAGCGATCAAAATCACCCAGGAAGGCGAATTTTTTACCCGCCGCAATACCATCAATCGCCTGATCAATGACGTAAGGAATGTTAAGGATCGTGGCTGGAGTACCGCCGACTACGTCAGGGAGCCAGAGCGGACGCTTCTGGTCATCGACCATCTCTTCAATAACCTGAAGAGTTGAATCGTTGAACGCCCAGCGGAATTTTGGCCCACTGCGATACGCCGGATCGATCGCATGTTTCAGCTTATTCATTTCCTGCCAGGTGAACGCAGCTGCAGCAGCCGTGTTTACCGTTCCGGTTACGGAAGCAACCAGGCCTTTTGGCTGTACCGGTGCGCCTGCCCCGGTGCCCTGCACCAGATATTTAGCTTCACCCCGACCAATACGCTGACCGATACGCGATGCAAGATATGCTTCAATATCCACGCCGCTGTCCTGTAGCAGCTCGTTAGAAACTTTGATGATTTTGGATGACAGCTTTTTAGCACCCAGGACGGCGGTGCCGAACGTCACATCTTCATCGGTGGTTTCTGTGTTTTCACCCAACAGTTCGCCCTCTTCCGCCGTGCCATCTGACGTTGACCAGGTGATATCCTGGCCGGTTGAGGTATTGAGGATTTGAGCAACGCTGGCGATACCACCATAGGCTTTCATGGAGTCGACAATTTTATTCAGCATTTGTGTTGGTACGGTGTAGCCACCCTTCGCATCAGGTGACGTTCCCTGAGCACGCAACTCTTTTACAGCCTGGCGCTCTTCCGCACTCAGCTCGCTGAAGCCGTGGCGAAGGAAGCGATCAAATGCGGCAGCGCGACGTTCACCTGCTTTCGCATCGGGGTTCGCAGGGTCGTTATTCTGCTGATGACGATTTTCCTTTTCATTTTCGTCAACGTAGTCCTGATCCTGACGGCGCAGCTCGTCTTCACGGGCAATGCGCACATCAAGCGCGTCCAGCTCCGACTTTGCAGCATTCCACTGAGTGCGCTGCTCTTCAGTCCATGTCGTATCGCCAATTTTATCGTTCAGTGCGCGCATATCAGTGGCGATGGTGTTACGTTTTTGCTTCAGTTCGTGCAATTTCATGGTTTTTCCTTACGCGTTAAGAAGAGTCAGCAGGCGCTCGCGCCCGATACGTTGATTAATGGCTTGCGCCAGCGCGCCGCTGTCGCGCGCTTCCTGCCAGGCTTTCATGGAACGAATGCCAGAATCCGCCTCCTGATAAGCCGGATATGTCACCGGGCTGACATCAAACAGGCGTGAAAAACGGTTTATCTCACGGATGACAATGCCTTCGTCATCCTGGTACCAGTTTTCACCGTCGTGTGCGATACGGAAGGCAAACGAGGATTGAGTGATATCGCCGCGCTTCATCGGTTCCAGCACCAGATCACGAATGGTTTGCGTGTCGGGAGCTACGATGTCATAGCGAAGCCCTTTATCATCGACACTCACGGTCAACGTGCCGGAAGCACTGCGACCCAGAATGAAGTTGGGATCGTGGTTAAACAGGCCGCGAATATCATCACCCAGCACATCATCGAATGCGCCTGGCTTGATGATTTCACGGAATCCCCAGAGCGGTTCTGATCGGCTGTTGAAAACCGACCCGTAACCGATAATGTGCGTGGGCTGTTCCCCCTGCTGTTCGGCACGGACTTCACCGCTATAACAGCGAGTCTCGCGTTCACTCATCGGTTTTTTCCTCTTCGGTTTTTGGTTTCTTAAAGTCATCCGCTGGGTTAGCGGCATTCACGCTGACAAGCATTTCATCCAGACCGTCAACCGGATTCATGTCTTCGAAAGCGCGGGCTTCATTGCGACTCATCCAGCCATCAGTAATGGCGAAGTGATAGAACTGGGCGCGTTCCTGCGGCGTACCGCGCAAAAGGCCAGTCAGGTTAAAACGGACGTAATAGCCAGCAGCCAGCTCGGCGCGGGTAAACAGGCGGCGGTTAAGCTCCTGCTCCCAGTTCGTCACCCAGGGCATCATCGAGTAGCGGACAAACTGAATGGCCTGCTGCGTGATATTGCTAAAGGTGGCTTTTTCGAGGTCGTTAATCATGTGTGCCGGCACGTTAAAAATACCGGCGATCATGGAACGGTTGAGTTTTGACATGTCGATGATCTGGGCATCAACAGGAGACACAGTCAGCGCTTTGTAATCAAGGTCAGCTGGTAGCAGCAGGGTTTTGTTTTCCTGGCTACGTAATGCCTGTGACGCTTTTTGCCACTGCTCTTTCAGCCAACCCCAGCTTTCTCTCTGAAGTGGGGTTTTAACTGAAATTATCCCGGCTGGGCGCGCATTACCGCTGAAAAAACTCTCCGTGTATTTCTGTCCGCTCATCCCCAGGCCGATTGTCTCGGCGTGCTGCATGATGGGACTTAGCCCCATTTTCTGATTGTTACCCAGCGCGCGGATATGAATCATATCCTCAGGACTAATAGCGAAAGCACCCTCTTCGTTGTACAAGCCGTAGGTATACCGACCACCGGTATTAATCAGGGTCGTTTCCCATGGCATACAGCAATCAAGACCTGTCACCTCACCGCGGCGGCTGCGCTTTACCCAGGTGTAGCCATTACCCCAGCCAAGGATGTGACGCTGTTTCAGCTCACGCCATTTGTAGCTGGTTTGCCAGGTGTTCGGCTCGTCGTGAACCAGGTAAAACGCAGGATGATCCCGCGCTGGTTCAACCTTGCCGTTGTGCTTACGCATTACATGCAGTGGCATCTGAGCAAGATTTGAAGAAATGACATAGATACAGGCGTAGACTGCTGCCAGTTTCATAGCCGTTTCAGGACTGACATATACATCGGACTTGAAGATCCCGTCCGTATCGACCGAGTCGCCAGTTATAGGTGTAGAGGGATTTTCAAGCGACTCACTTCGGTAAAAGGCATCAAATAACATGCTTCCCCCTTCTGGCAATGGCCAGTGCGCCCGCCAGCATCAGGCCACCTGAAAACATCAGCGCCGGGGCCAACCCAAACTGAAGGTAAAACCCAGCCGTGAGCAGACCGTAACCGGCCAGCCCGATTACATCGGTGATGAGTGATTTCATAGAATTAATAGTTCTTCGTCTGGATCCATGGAAGAAAGGAAATCTTTGGGCTCGTTCAACATAGCTCGACCTATAGCCATCATTAGAGCGACTGCTCCGTCGATTTTATTCTCAGCACCTTCTTTAGTAGGGCGGACAATGTCATCGCTTCCTGGAACATATTTTCCAACAACATTATTGATACACCAGGTCATAACCGGATTGCCGTCATGATGAAAGCGCCCGGCAGCCATTGCAGCTTCAAGCTCTCTCATTGGATCCGACATATTGGTGTAGTTTTGAGTAATTGTTATCGGTGTCAGCCCTTCATCAGCAAGGGAATGTGAAATACTGGTTGCGCCATGTGGATCTATAGGACAACTAATTACTTTAACGACAGTGTTACGCCCAACGATGTGTTCAAAAATATAGCGATAATCCACTTCAGCACCATCAGTCGCTATCAGATGGCCCATATTTACGAATTTCTGATAGCGGTCTACGGTTCGCTTTATTTCTGGATCAGAAGAAAAAACCGTATCCTCTGGTACCCAAAAAGTTGCACCAACACAGTAATAGTGCTTTTTACCGTCAATCTCTCTCATGAAAAGAGGGCAAACACAGTTCAGGTCCAGTTTCGATGCTAAGTCGATCCCGAGATAACACTCCTCACCGGAAAATTGGTCGAAGGACAAAGAAGTGTCAGCGGACGCTTTCCACTTCTCAAGATTGTAATAAGCCGACTTTGCCGATACCCAAAGATTAAAGTGTTTTGTTTTGATCTTGTTGGTCTGGGATGGAACATCAATTCCTAAACGTTGCTGCGCCAGCAAATAATCATATTCAACAGACACCCCAACGTTTGGGTTGGATTTGATAATGGCTTCAGGTTTTGTCCAGTCATCGTCATCATCTAGCGTATAAATAATGCCAAAAAGCTCATCATTCGGCAGTATGCCATCAAGCATTTCGACAACCTGTTTACGCTTGTCATAGCATGGAGATTCAAGGTTAAATCCTGATGTAGTTATTATCCATGCAAGAGGCTGAGCGCGCGCCCCCATGCCTGTAGTCATGGTCGTATAAAGAGCATCGGTCAGGTGCTCATGATATTCATCAATTAATGCACATGACGGGGAATCACCATCACCCGGATCACCAATAATGGGTTCAAAGACTGAGCCATCAGGCCTGGTAAGTTTTTTTGCCCATGGCTTAATCTGAAATCGCTTACGAAGGTCTGGTAATTTCTGCGCCATCATCAGCGCAGGTTTAAATACTTTCCACGCCTGACGTTCTGTCGTTGCGCCGCAGTATACTTCCGCACCGAATTCATCATCAGCGCAAAACATATAGGTACCCACTCCGGCTGCGAACAGTGATTTACCGTTTTTCCTGGGTACTTCCGTATATGCCTCACGGAACCGCCGCATTTTATTTTTTTTCTTCAACCATCCAAATACCATGCAAAATATAAATTGCTGCCATGGCTCAAGGTTGATACGTAATTTTGCACGTGCCCAGCGCCCACTAGTGTGGGGTAGTTTTTGAATAAATCGGCAAGCACGTTCCGCTTTATCTTTATCAAAGCGGTATGCCCAGTTTTTATCTTTTGATTTTTCCAGATCATCAAAATGACGCTGGCATGCTGCAATAACAAAACGACAAGCGGGGATTTTTCCGCTAATTACCTCCCTCGCGTATTGCTGGGCGGCATTTACGTTCGGGTAAGAGGCCATAATCAAAACTCATCGAATTCATTCCCTTCATCCTCATCACCACCGCCGCCACCGGTCATTCGTTGGCGACTGAGTGGGTCCAGGCCAAGAAGTGAACCTAAACGCGCCAGTTGAGAAATGCTGTCATTTCTTACGTTGATAGCTGGATGTTTTTTTAACCCACCTGTACCGCCAAGGTCCGCAATGCCCATATTTTCTAAATCTGTTTTTGCGAGATTTGATACAACCTTGTCGGCAATAACCATATAGTGGAATGAGTTGCAATATGCCAGGAGAAGGGGGGCATCCTCCAGTTCGAAGTTACCGCGTTCGATCAGAATTTTGCTTTGGGTTTTCCACATTCGAATTGCTATATCACTCAACAATTCGTCCGGAGGAGAAATTCTTGTAAGACTGCTTTTCTTTTTGGAGGGTAAATTCTGTTTCCGGCCACCTCCGGAGGCACGCAAACCAGTTCCCATTCGCCAGGCTCCAATTGTTAAATATTTTCGAAAAAAAGATCCTTATTTCGCGCGTATAAAAATACGACGAGGCGGGCAGTCCGGAAGGCAGGGGGCTGCAGAGATTTGACCTCCCCCCGCCCCTGGTTGATACAAATGATATTTATTCTCATTTGAGGTGAGGTATTGCCTCACCTCTGCATAACATTGCCAATCATTCTCATTTACACCCTTCTTTCCCGGTCTTCGTGGCGTGGCATGACCAGCACAGGCTCTGGAGGTTGCTGTCGGCATCAGTGCCGCCCTGAGCCTTTGGTATGATGTGGTCAACACAGGAGGCCTGCTTCACGATGCCTCTCTTCATGTGGTCCTGACAAAGCCCGCTGTCTCGCTTCAAAATACGCTCGCGGATTATCTCCCATTTGGTCCCATATCCGCGCTGATGTCTTGTCTGGCCAGGCTTGTATTGCTTCCACCCTTCGCCTTTATGTGATTCGCAGTAACCTGACGGATCTATGGTCGTTGAGCGGCAGCCACGTACCCGGCAAGCTTTTGGTGTTCGTGGAGGCATGTGGAATATCTCAATTGTTTAGTGTTTGCAAAGCACAAATAAATAACCACCCGCGAATGCGGGTGGTTATTTATTTGGAAATGAGTACTGGGTTTAGTTCTTAATGGTTTTTTAACTAAATTTTATATTAGAAATAATTGCTGAAACCTTACTTTCCAGGACAGCTCTTTCACTTTTTTTCTTTCTTTCTGCATCTGCTTCTGCGTGCAATTCGTCGTCGTATTCTTTGTTTACCTCTTCAAGGATCGACATAAGTAACTCCGATACAAATGATAGACCACGCTCCCCTTCAAGTTTCGCCTCAGCTTGAATCATGGTTGTGTCTGGTAGGCTCAAAGGAGTCTTCGTAAAATACCGTGCTCTATATGAATTCATTGCCTCAGTAAATTTTTGTCTCCATTTCTCATCGGGTACACCATTCAATATAAAACAGAACATCCCACCTTCATTGTTGTAATCTGACTCACTCTGATCTATGCACGTAATTTTATAACCCATATATCCTCCTTGTCAGTAGAGACTGCAGGCTACGCCTACGGTTTATCTTACTAAGAATTATCGCAAGCACTCAGTGTATGCCTGATGTAATGCCTATAACGTCACATCTATCTCAGGAAGAGATTTGCTGCATATTCGCCGTCGACAAAGACATCACATTCTTTCGCGTCACGGGAAAACTTACAGCGCGTCATAATTTTTTGACCTCTGTAGGTGCCATGATAAACGTTTGTATAGCTTTGGCTGAAAGCAGCCGAGAGGCTTTTATCCTGGTTAAGGATTGTGTCATCAACAACCAAAACGTCATTCACCCACAACTTCAACATGCCATTGGGTATATTGGCGCTAATGAGCATCTGCTCACCATTAGAAGAGCGATAAGGTTGGTGTGCAGAATAGTTGGTACACCCGGTAAGCAAAAGCGTTACAAACAAAGCTGTTATGAGTCTCATGTAAACCTTAACCTAAGTTAAATTATTGATTGCTAGACATTTACTAACTGTTAAAACTAAACAATCAGGTTCTGGTTGTACACATTAATATTGTTGATATTCAAGATTTTTGCGATCATCGTTCGAGCTAAACTTCCAGCCATCGCCTTTAGACGGTATACCGTTCCTGGACTGGATTGATCCTTATGCCTGAATCATCATCCAGAACTGTAATTCTCATGGGCGTTTCCTTTTAGGTGTGAGCCAGCCGCACGGTAATGCCGACCGAGAGGTAAACGCTACCTAACGGCATTACCCAGGCTCACTACTGAAAGACTCTCGTCATTGGGCGCGCGCGAAGCGCATAAAAAAGCCACCAGTAGATACTCGTGACTTTGTTGAAATTATTATTGAAATAACTTTTCTACTCTATAAGATTCGTTTTGGATGTTGTATCTACTAATTCGAAATTACCATTTCCGATTTTCTTATAGAAAAATTTAAGTTCATAACCTACACCAAGGATGCTGTCAAATGTAAGATGAACTTCAAAATACTCAGGTAACTCTGTATGGAGAACTAAGTTTTCTGGCAATTGAATAGGAGCAATTACAGTTCTAAACTCGTATGAGTCATAAATTCCGAATTTAGGATAAAAACAAATTTTAAAATTTCTTGCCTCACGACTATTACTATATACAGACCAGAAATAAGTATATGTTATATTATTATAGTTATGGAAACCCAACCTAGATGCCATATGGAATTCAGGTTTTGTTTCAGCAGCTTTCAGGCGAAACTGCTCTATGCTTCGCTTAGTCTCATGAGAAAGCTGTTCTTTCGATATGAGCACCATTTGCTGATATTGCTCAACTGCATTCCTTAACTCTTCAGCTTGAAGATTTAGAGCATAGGTGTTTTGTTGTAATTCCTTCTGCTGTTGGACATACCCTAATACAAGCCATAAAAAGGCGACCGGGGAAAAGGCACCTGCCAAAAAATCCCCCAATTCATTCCAACTACTCATTACACTCAGACTTAAATTATCGATTACAAGAAACAATGATAGAAAATAAGAAATTGTTAAGAAAACCCCAAGAAAAAATAGTTTCATGCTGCATCCTCTCTCTTTTTATGAGCATTAAACTATTAATTCGCACTTACCGTCAATTGCATTATTTATGAATCAGTTAGTTGCATCTTGTGAACTAGATCCGTTAAAAGTTTCAATCTTTTGGCTCGAAGCCATTAACCAGTTAGACAATAGGGTTTTCTCATTTACAATGGTAAATGATGCATTTTATCCCCTTGCGAGGATATTTTTAATTTATCCCCGCTAGGGGATAACCATTATCAAGCCCACCCGAAGATGAGCTTTGTAATGGCCGCTGTTAGTTGATGAGCAGATCTGGCTGAGTTACCTGCATGATGTGATCATGCTCCAATGCCAGCACGCGCTTTTCTTTCTTGCGATCATTCATCAACCGGCTGCCGATCGTTCCCTTCAGCTTTGAGCGAGTCTCTTTGATGGCGTAGCGATGCTGCATCTCTTCACCCATAGCCATGCGACGACTGAGTTGATCGGCCATCCAGTTGAATGCCGCAATGTATGTTTCTTTTATGGCAGCAGCAGCTTGCCCAGTGAATCCCATAATCAGAAACATGCAGCCATCTCGTGTGATATTCACCATTGGCTGTACATCGCCATTTTTATCAATGAAATCAGTGGGCTTAAAATTCAGCCGCTTAAAATCATCTGAGCATTGCAGATTCCTAATGGCTTGAAGCACGTTCTTATGCTTCTTCCCAAAATAGTCTGCAACCCTTACGGATGTTGTAACCAACTCCCCGCTGGTCACGGTCACCATTTCACGGAAGTCGAAGGCAGGAATAACTGACGGATTATTCATAGCGTCTTTACCTTTTAGAAAGATGAGCCTGTTCGCACAGAAAAGCCGCCCCGAGATGGTCGCCACCATATACGGCAGTTCTCAGGCTCAGCTTTCTGAAAGGCTCGGGATAGTTATGCGCTGCGACACGCAGTGTTAAAAATTGGGTGGAGGAATTACAGAAAATTCGCCAGAGGGAACAAAATAAAAAAGCCCCGCTATTGCGAGGCTCTGGTTTCTTTGCCAACAATCGGCTACTGCGGTATGTCCGCTCTAAACATCATGGTTAATTTGTTAAAAAAAAAGCCGCTCGGACAGAGCGGCAAAACAATTACCAGGGAATAAGATGAAGTATAGATATCAGAACTATAGCTGGCTAATTGTTTAGCATATTAAACTAAGATAATTCCGAGAGTATATATCGGAGATTATTAGCAGACTCACTGTCGTAACGAAATGTGCATTTTATTCAGCAATTGCAACCCTCAGGAGAAGATCGGATTTCCCTCTCCTGAGGGATTTTTTATCTCAAACACTGCTCACGCACATAAGACTGCAGTCCCGTCAGTTGCTTGGTGACGGTTTCAATTCGCTCTCTGAGGGTGAAATAATCCCGTTCAGCGGAGTCAGTAAGTCGGGGGCTTGTTGCATCATCCAAGCCGGTGGCACTGGCCGTTCTGTTTGTTGCGCATCTGGCGTTGACGCGCAACCCACACTTACCAGAGCTAACGCAACGCTGCAGATCATAAAGCTGCTTTTTCGCATCAGCTAAGTCCTTTGTGTATTTGGCATCCAGCGCGGCAACATCGCGCTGCCGGGTTGTCATATCAGTGATGGTGGCGTTTGCCAGATTCAGCGCCGTAGTTTTCTGATCGCGTTGCTTCTTGTATTCGGTGGCGTTGCCGCGGTAGTGGTTAATCGCCCATGTCATCGATATCAGCAGGCAAATGACAACAGCGCAGATGATTGCAGTAAGGCGGCTCATTTATCCAGCTCCCAGCACGTCAGTGCGCTTTCCTGGTCACGGCGTTCGACCTGACCATAACAGCCGTTCTTCTGGCCTTTGGTCAGTCGGCAGTCTCGGCCACCATCTTTAATCCACCAGCGAATTGCTTCGCATGCGCCTTCACGGTCGCCAGCGTTAATGCGCTGATAGAACGTCGACGGGTAGCATTTACCGGGGCCGATGTTGTAAGGACAAAACGATGCGATGCCAACTTTCTGCGGTTCAGTGAGCGGCACTTTGATATTTCGGTCCACCCATGCAAGCGCCTTGTCGCGCTCGATGGCATTCACTTTCTTGCACTGCGCCTCAGTAGCTCGCTGGCCTTTGATGACCGACTTGCCATCAATGACAGTCACACCGTGGCACAATGACCAGACACCGCCAGGATCGACGACAGCAACGAGCGCATTACCTTCTTTCTCACTAATGAACTGATCAAACAAAATCGGCGCTGATGCACCAGCAGCAACCAGGGAGATCATTGCAGCGCTAAGCTTCGCTCTGTTTCCCATCACTCACCTCGCGCAGCTTTACGCCGATCTTCTTTGATTTTGAAATAAAGATTTGTCAGGTACGTAAGCAAGCCGAAAAGCAGGCTTCCCAACACACCAATTGCCGCCCATTGAGATGGACTGACTTTATCTAGCACCTGGAACATCCAGAACCCGGCGTTTCCTGCAGATGCGCCATAGGCAATGCCTGTCGTTAGTTTGTCCATTCGGTACATGCTCTCACCTCGCTAAGTTGCGGGTGCTATGTGTTTTTGGGGAAAGCGCCAGCACATGCCACGGCACGTTATCTATGGATGAAAGTGATTGCTGGATGGATGGCGCTAAATCTGATGAACAAAACACAACATAAATGTTGTGCTTTTAATCTTCTGTGTTATTATAATTACATCAACAACAAACAGGAGGATTCAGTGAAATACAGCGAGTTCCTTCGCTGGTTAAAGTCCCAAGGAGTCACGATTGAAAATGCCAGAGGTGGTGGTAGCCACCGGAAAGCAACAATCAACGGAAGGAAATCAATATTCCCCTTCCACGGCTCAAAGGAGATACCAGAGGGAACAAGAAAATCGATAATCAAGGATCTGGGGCTTTAGGCCCCACCCTTTTCGACACTGAGTCCTATTAACGAAAAGAGGTTTTATATGTTCAGATATTCCGCATCAGTTTCTTTTGACAACGATGCAGGTCAGTACGAGATTAGTTTTCGAGACTTCGAGAACCTGCATTCTGTTGCATTCAACGAAGACGATATCGAGCTCGAAGCGCGAGACGCTTTAACAGCAATGGTTGGCGAACTGATTGATTCGCGCATACCAATACCAGAACCAACGACAGCTCAGGAGGGTGAGATTGTTATTCACCTTCCCGTTCTGACATGTCTCAAAGCAGCTCTTCACAATGCGATGATCAGCACCGGTACGCGTAAGGCAGATTTGGCAAGAAAGCTTAATCAGAAAGGCCCGCAAATTGACCGCTTGTTGGATGTTAGCCACGCATCAAAAGTCGAGACGCTGGAGCAAGCCTTATATCTCCTGGGATATGAGGTTTCAGTGTCTGTTGTGAGAGTTAATTAAATCACATAGACACAGAGCCGTTGACGGATCAGCGGCTCAAATACACCGCCAACTTACCCGGTGCCAGTAACAGGATCGGACATTTAGCCCCCTCTTATTGCTGTTAGTCCTCTCAGAATGAGGGGAAAAAAAATGCCGCCCGAAGGCAGCCTGTTAAAGTTCTTTAAATCAATCCAAATTCAGTGGTTGCTAATCAATGTGATATCACTGAATTTTCGGATACAAAAAAATGCCATCTTGGCAGGTTTAAAATTTAATTAGTCTAGAGATGGCGGGTATACGGCTTCGTAAGTAACTTTAATTTGATTCATTGCTTCTTTAGCTGTATTAAGCGCTGATTCAGCATCTGACTTGAACATGTCACGAGTGAGTTTATAGTCAGCCCATTTGCGTTGAACATGCAGACCATGAAGAAACGCTCCAATCCGCCTAAGCTCAGCTTTATCGAAAGGTTCCTTTTTGGCCCTAGACTCACTCATCAGGTACTTACGAACCTCTTCATGTGAGTCTGTGACATAACAGTGTTCTAGTTTACTACAAATTTCATGGTAAACGCCGTAATAGGCTCGCCCCACTGTGTTTCTAAAACCAATTTCGTCATCGAAATCGAGACACTTTTCAGCGAAGTTAATAAAATCATGCCCACCGACACTCATAGCTCCATTCCTTTCGACTGTGTGCTCTTAAACCAAGAGGTAAACGGACGATCTATGTAAGCATCCTCAGTAAGCAAATTTATCAGCTCAATGTTGATAGTAGTGAGCGTTTTAGCATCATCTGTCTCAGCAAAAAGGATTATAGCGTTATCATAGCCACCGCTGAGGAAGTACTCGACGCCAACACAATTCACGCCATGATTGTTTGCAATTTTCTCGGCAGAATCACATAGACGCTCAATCTCAGATGAGGTTAATTTTGTTGCTTCCTTGAAGCTCGAAATTGTCTCAACCATATCTGCTCCTTCCCGTTCAATTTTTTCACGTTCCTCGCCATCAAGTAACGCTTTCATCATAACGGTGTACTTTTTCACCAACCTTTCACTACCCATGCAGCAAGCTGCAGCTCTTGCTTGCTTTCTGATTCGTTGTGTGCAAAACACCTCTACAAGACGAAACACTTCTTGTTTATGAAACAGGTTATGGGCTGATCCACTCAAATAGCCTAAATAGTTCCCAGCAACAATTGCAGAATTTTCCCCTGAAACAGCTATTGCCTCGTTAAACCACCGAACTGCGTCATCATGTCTATCGAGCGCCACCATGAGCCATGCCGTCAGATACGAGCGCGAGTCGTTAGGTAAGGCACTGATATCTCGCTTGATATCAGATAACTCAGGCTCCTTGAGAGGAGTACGCGATTCTATATAAGATAGCAGTGTATCAACCAACTCTTGGTGCTTAGTCTGAGTTTGAGCCTGCATTTATGAATTTACTCTTTGAAATTGATGCGTTTTTATTTTTTTAATTGTAATTCACATCTGTGAATCTGAGCGGATGATTCTAACAGTTAACAGCTTGTTGTCACGGGAAACCAAGAAAAAATTGTAAAAAGTGTAGTCGTTAAATAGGTCTTTACACCTACTTATAATAACGGAGCCGCTATGCACATTTTCATTCTTTACTGCCTCCATAGCTGCGGAACAAAAGTCATGGTGGCATGTGCTTGATTGAGGTTGAGGAGATCCATTCAAACCAATATCGTAATGAGAAAACCCGCACTGATGGCGGGTTTCTTTTTGTTCTGATGCTCAGTTCGCTTTAACGTCCCGAGCCTACCACAATTTAAGCACTTTGTTGCTCACTTGGCAACTTAAATCTGTCGCTATTTGTGCCGAACGCATCACAAATTGGCACGTACAGGATCGATTCTGCCAGACTTAACCAGGTATCTATGCGACGACGACAAGTGATTATTGTCCAGTCAGGGTGTTTGGCCTGAAGTTCATTAGCCATCTGGAGTTTGCTCTTGCGCAGGCGGTGACGATCAACAATCACGCCATAGAGAGAGCGGTAATCATCATTCATCAGCACTGAGGCAATGACGCCATCAATTTTCAGTCCTTCATCGTCAGAGCAGAACGCCAAGCCGCTTTTATTTTTACTGTTGAGGATCTCATTGAAGAACGCTTCCAGCTCAGGTTTCTTGATACCAGCTTTCTTCATACGGCGCAGCGCTTCATTGATCGCCGTCTTGGTGATTTTCCCGGATGCAAGGAGCGTGTTGAACATGTTCCCGCCAGAACCACCGCCGATGTATGACCAGCGGCCCCACATGCGCAATTTGCCCTGAATCCAGATGCTTTCAAGTGTACGAAGGCGAACCAATTCGCCGGATTTGCCAACTTCAGAAGGGTTAATCATTATGCGTCTCCACTACGCCAGTACGCCGATTGCCAGCGCACGATCAATAAACCGAAACAGCAGCGTTAACTGGTCGCCGTATTTCGCTTCGAATGCCACAGGATCAGCGTGCAACTCGTCGTGATGCTCTCTGCACAGAGGTATCACAAACAGGTCGTGCGCCTTCGTACCCATTCCACCCTGCCCGTGACCAATCAGGTGGTGGGGATCGTCTGCCTGTTGATTACAGCAGACACACGGCTGAGCTTTAACCCAACGCGTGTATTTATCGTTTACCCAGCGGTTCCGCTTGGGTCTTAGCAGGAAGGATTCCGGTGATTCTGGATTCACCTTCACTGAAACTATCTTTTTAACTTTCTCCTGTAACAGCTGTGTAGCAGGAACGCGCGGGGCAATATCGCTCTCGCGCATCACTGACCTGATAGCTTCGGGCTCAATTCTTAGCGCTTTGGTTGCTACTGATTCCGGTATCAGGTCAGCCAGATCGTTCTTCACCATCCACCAGCAAAACTCTGGCAGTGTGAGAACGTGGTCATCGTTGAAGCCCAGTTGACCGTTCACAGTCCATATCAGCCAGGATACCAGGTTTTTACGGGCAATACCTTCAAGCTGAACAGTGGAATGATCACGAATCTGGTTATCACATCCGTAGCACAGTCGGATGCTGCCTGGCTGGTGGCGCATGATTGTATAATCATTCGCGTGCCAGTCGTTGTGTGGCCACTGGCATTCGAATTTACGCTCAAGCCAGGCATCAAGACACGGTAATCCACCAGCACGCTGAATAACCCGCTCATGCTCAAATATCGGGTGCATACTGACATCATCTGTAAGTGACTGATATGCAGCAGGGATAACGCCGGAAGGTAAATCAGCCATCGCCTCACCCGGCGTTTCGATGACTACCCTTCCCTGACGAAATAGCCAAAGCAGCTCACTACCTGGTCGGAATAAAACAACCCCGGAGATGGGAGCAATTTCAGGTGTCAGTAAAGCTCTCACGCTTCAAGCTCCTTCGCTGGTTCATATTTGCAGATCGTTATCTCAACGCGGCCAGGCGCTTGATGTCGATCAGCTTCATGGTTTCGTAATGGTCTTCTGCCGCACCATTGCTGCAGGTGTTGCTGTATTCCCAAGGCGGATCGGCGTAAATCAGAGAGTATTTGGCCTGACTCATGATTTAGCTCCTCTGAAACCAGCAGGTATCGCTTTGTCTGGAGCGCTAAAGCTCATCAGGTCAGTGGCTTTACGCTGCCCTTCCCAGTCCTGACGTTTTGGCCGACCCTTGCTGTCCCAGCGGGATGCGCTTTGCAAATATGATTCGAATTTCTTTGGTCCAAACAGCGTTTCAGGCCGCATGTACTGATACTGGTCGTCGTTACCGCTCCAGTGCTCATGCTTCAGGTCGATTACCAGTTTCAGGTCGTCAACGCTGTAACCATCCCGCAGGCGTCCCCGGATGTTCTCCAGAGAGGTTTTTGATTTCTGATAGCGTGAGCCACTGACCTGGTTGAGATGGGTTAACACCAGAATTGCGTTGTCAGTGATCAACACTTCAGGGTCTGGTTGCGACGCAACCGGACAAATAGGGGTTTTATTCTCTGTAGTACTCTCTGTTGTATTCTCTGTAAGAACATCAGGCCATTTTGACCTTATGACAGCAGTTCGTTTTGACCCGTTGGAGCGGTTCACTTTGACCTTCTCCATGAGGTCATTTTGACCTGATGGAAGAGTGCAATTTGACCCCTTCGATTTGGTCACTTTGACCTCATCTAAAAGCTCGCTTTCGTAGTTGATCGTGTAGTAGTTCGTCATGTCGCGTTGAGACTTGTTTAGCTGCTCAATTTTGAGCACGCCAAGGTTCTTCAGGCGGGTGAACGTGCGCTTCAGCGTTGACTCTGACCAGAAAGGGAACTGCTCCAGCCATTGCTCGTTCGTGTTGTAAATCCAGCGCACGCCGTCACGCTCCAGTCCGGAGGTGGTTTCTTTCAGCCAGTAATTAATCTGCTGCAAAGCAATCGCCTCGTTCAGGCCAATGCTGTATGCGAGGTCAGGGTTTATTACTATTGGCCGGGAGGGCATCAACAGGCTCATGGTCGTCCTTTAACTCTGTAAATTTACGCTGGAATTGCTCAAGAGGGCTGAAGCACTCATGATCGTACCCTTCGCGAAGGTATATAACGCGTCGAGTCTGTGACTCCCATCGGATGACATGGACTGGGATGCCTCGTCGATCTTTGAAGTGCCTGTTAATTTCAGCCATTCTTCACGCCCCTTCTCGTTCATCAGAGCAAACGCCTCTACCATCGGGCCAAAAGCCTGGTAGTTGTTCTCTTCAGCCTGAGTGGTTAATCTCTCCACATAGCCGAACGGGGCATCTTTCCCCACCAGCGGCAGGCAGCGGAATTGCTTAGCTGGTCTGAATCGGTTTATTATGTTCATGCGTTTAGTTTCTCCACTGAATACGACACGCCAAGACGCCAGGGGCCTGCACGCCCGCTGGCGTCACTTCTTTTCAATCTTCTTACGGCTGAATAACGCGACAATGGCGCGAATCTCTTCTTCACGCGCAGCCAGGTGACGGCGGTGATGTTCGTGAATCTCATCGGCTTCATGCTTTTCGATAACCCCATCTTCCAGCGCCTTCTGAATAATTTGATCAACCTGTCCGCGAGCTGCTGCCGTTCTCATGGCGCGAGTAAACAAGTCCACGCGGTCCAAATCTTCGAGATGAGGCACATCCACCAGCAGAGCACCGCGACGCCGAGCGAAGTAATCGGCCAGTAGTGACGTGTTGGAAATGTCTTCCATCGCTTCCAGCTCGTTTACTTCAAAGAATCGGCAGCCGTTCTTCTCGTAAATGTTGTTGTTGAACTGCGTCACCGACATGCCTATAGCACCCGCCATAGCCTCACGGCCTCCTGGGTACGCTTTGCACATCGCTTTAACTACTTCTTTCAGGCTTGGCTCTACCATGTTGATTTTCCTTTGGTAGTTATCAGATGACTGTTTTCGAATTACGATTGCCAAGTCCCGTTACTTCATCTGCTGCTTGGTAACGACTTGGATACAAAATATGTAATTCGCTTATTTCTCCTTTGAAAAATTTGGCAAGACGTTCTGCCAGTTCAACAGAGGGAACTTGTTCGCTTCTTTCGATGCGACTTAAAGTAGCTGGGTCAACCTGCACGCCGGTTGCTACATGCAACAAAGTCATGCCATGCAATTTGCGCAATTTTCTTAACGGTGATTGCATAATACCTCCTCTTTTTGCGTAATACGCATGTTATGGCAAGTTAGCGAATTGCGCAAGTTGCTTTGCATGACACGCAAAAACAACATGTAATGGACGCATGAATATTGGATCACGCATACGATATCTTCGCCTGTCGAAGAACATGAAAATCGCAGAACTCGCTGAGGCTGTGGGGGTTGATGCTGCAAATATTTCTCGGCTGGAAACGGGAAAACAAAAGCAGTTTTCAGAACAAACACTTAACAGACTTGCTCACGCTTTAAGCGTCAGTGTTCCCGACCTATTTATTTCTTTGGAAAATGAGTCTACTGTATATATAGACAGTAAAAACGATTCATCATCCCGAAAGGAAATTGATGTGTATAGAGTTGAGGTACTTGATGTGAGCGCGAGCGCCGGTACAGGTCATATTCAAGGTAGCGATGTTATCGATGTGATTCACGCCATCGAATATAACAGCGACCAGGCATTAACTCTGTTTGGAGGAAGGACGTCTTCAGGAGTTAAGGTTATCAACGTTCGTGGTGATAGCATGGCCTCAACCATCGAGGCTGGAGACCTTATTTTTGTAGATGTAAACGTTAATGAGTTCGATGGTGATGGTATTTATGTTTTTGGTTTTGATGGGAAAGTGTACGTGAAGCGCCTACAGATGATTCCTGACCAGTTGCTGGTAATTTCCGATAATCCCAAATATCGTGAGTGGAATATAACTAAAGAAAACGAACATCGATTTTACGTTTACGGAAAAGTTTTAATCAGCCAATCTCAGTCCTTCAAACGCCACGGATAATCAGCTCTCCAGATAAAAGGCCTCCTGTTGAGGTCTTTTTTTTATGCCTACATTTGCGCAATATGCATTTTATTACTTGCGTTACTCGCAATTAATGATTATCTTGAATTCATCGGTATATGGCACATGTGCCGCAGCGGTCCGGGAATCTTCCCTTGTTGCATTGGGTTTCCGGGTAGCCGGAATGTGCAAGCCAACGTGAACGACAGTCTGTAGGGATTGACCATCCTGGCAATTCGGTGTGACACCTCGGAAGAGACGAGGATGCAACCGTGAGAACACTCTTCTGTGGCAAAGGAAACTCCAGAAGACCTTTCTGAACCGATTAGTGTTCTCTCGGTTGTGGTGAATGGCGGGGCTGACCGTCAAACGGTTGAGAAAAGATAAGCAGGCGAAATGTTCTAGGCGAACATAAGGACTGATCGAACGCGGATGGAACGGGCGGTTACGATATTGAAACACCGCGCCACTGAGCTGGAGTTCAGCACCAGCCACCACAAACGAATTAGAGAAAAACGCGTTGAATCTAACACAAATAATGGTCGCGTCGAGCTGGTGAGATGCCAGCATACAACATGAAAGCGCACTCCCTATCAACCAGTTGTGGAAGACAGGTGAGCAAACTTAACGGAGTGCGCTTCCAGTTGTGGTAATTGCGGCTATGCGCTCGTGACGAAGCCAGATCATTCATCTTAATAATGAATTCGATCTTGATAGTGTGACGTCTCCGGGATTGGCTGACCCGGAAGGTGGAGGCACCACCACCACAACTTGAATCCGTAGTCCCTGTAACAACGATAGCTGTGTGTAGTCTTGGCGGTGGCAGTGAATTTTTTATTTTCCCTTGCTGGCCACCGCACTTTTTTTCACAACTGAAAGCGCGTTCTGTCCCTTGTCTCTGAGTGCCAGTTCGTTAAATCAACCCCCAAAGCAGAACGCGCTTTCAGTTGTGTGGAGAAGCTAACCGGCGATGGCAGTCGCCCGTTTCACTAAGTGCCCCACTTCGGGTACTTACTAAAACGAAACCCATGATTTTTCATCGCAATTTTGCGAGAGATTCGTGCAACCAAAAATCAGCGTCGTGCAGGGCGCAAATATTACGGAGAAACTATCCATGACGAACACACAGAACGTCGAAGAGTTACAACCACGCATGACCAGAGAGACGCTTGTTTCTCTTGCCCGTAAAGCAGCAGTTTACCTCCCTACCGCTTCAGCTCAGATCATGAATGAACTGGCCAACCGTCTGGACGTAACCAGCGTGGCGTTGTGCGAAGCGATGGAGCAGAGGAAGCAATTAAAAGATTCCCTTTCCAGAATGGTTTTGATGCATGAGCTGATGATGGACAAGGTAAATCATGCAGCAAGTTTCTATGACGGTAATTGCCTGGCCGAGATGAATGAAGCACCGCTACAGGCTAAGCGCACCCTAATTCATACAAAATCACCGTCAGAAGGTGAGATGTAATGGCTAACTCATTCAAACAGATGACCCGTGACGGGAGCATTAAGCGCACCGATACCGGGATGTTTATCGATCTGGCCGATATCCACGTTCGCGAAGGTTTCAACAAACGTGAAGACGACGATCGTACCCGCCAGGCTGATGATGACCTGTTCAACTATCTGATGAACGGTGGCTCAGTTCCCCCGCTGGAAGTTACCGCGCGTGACGAAGGCGGTGTTTGGGTTGTTGAAGGACACCGCCGTCGTCGCTGCTTTGCTCGCTGTGCTGAAGCTGGCAAGCCAGTAGACCGCATCCACATCATGCCGTTTAACGGCAACGATGTTCAGCGCCTCGCGCGCATCATGACCAGTAACAATCAGCTCCCGCTTTCAGATATGGAGCAGGCAGCTGTTATCCAGGAACTTCATAACGCGTTTAACCAGACCACCAGCGAGATCGCAAAGCTCGTCAATAAGTCAGTAGCTACGGTCGAGAAGTTGCTGTTACTGAGCACCGCTAATCATGACGTGCAACGCGAAGTTAAGTCCGGTGCCGTGTCAGTCGATGTCGCCGTTGACCGCGTTCGTGAGTATGGCGAAGACGCTGGCAAAGTCTTGCAGCACGATAAAGCAGTAGCGGCTGCACAGGGTAAAACGAAAGTTACTCGCAGCTCTATCGCTCCAGAACTCAGCATCAAGAACGCACGGCGGTTTGTCGAGCTGATGGCTCAGGCAGCGATCAGTGATGATGGTGTGTTTACTCTCGAAGGTGCAGCCCTGGCTGAAGCCTTATCCATTATTGATGAGCATAAAGCGATTGCTGAAGCACGCGAAACCTACCGTATGTCACAGCCAATTCCGACCACTGAGATTCGCGGAAAATCCCTTCATGTGATGCTCGACGGCAAGGATATTGGTCGGGCCTCAATTTATCGCGGTAAAACTGTCTGGCTGGACGTGGGTGATAAAACCATTGTAGCCAGCCAGTCAAAAGCAGTGGCCCACTTCGTTAAGCAACACAAACTGCAACAGGAAAGCAATCATGACAGCCAATAAACCAATGACCAGCGAACAGCTAAGCGACCTGATGACGGTTGCAATCAGTATGCAGCGCGATAGTGAAAAAGCAGGTGACCGCCCCGCCGCTATGTTCGCGTATGCAGTTCAGGTGGCTGTTCTGGAACTGCGTAAGGTCCGTGCTGATGTTTTGGCGCTTGCTGTGGAGAATACTGCACTGAAGGAATTTATTGTTAGTGACTGCCATGTCGCCCATTTTGAGCCAGATACTTTCTACGAAGAAGAAGTTACCCGTTACGTCAGTGCTGATGGCTATGAGCCTGAAACCCCAGCCACATCAGCATTTCTTGCCGAAGTGCGGGCTCAGGCCCACAAAGAAGGCGCTCACTTTGTTGCGAACAGGATGCTTGCTGCTTGGGATGCAGGGTTCATTGAGGATACGGCGAAGAACGCTGCTGATATTGCCCGGATGATTCTGACCTCAACTGAGTTTATGCCTGATGCGCCGGAAGGTGACTTCGATCGGTCGTTCGCTGATGGCGTTCTTGGAGACATCGCCGCCCAGCTTCGCCAGGGTGATGCGGTATGAGCAACATCAACAACCAGGCGCTGCGAGAAGCTGCGGCGAAATTTCGGGAAACATTCGCCGCTCATTGTCAAAACCCTAAGAATTATGACGCACTGGATGCCTGGGATAAGGCTACCAGCGAATTTGCATCCGTGGTTAATAACGACGAACTCAATATTATTGCGTCACTGCTGGATGAAATGGAAACCGAAGAGGGCTATCGAAAAGGCGCATTTCTGGCATGTAGCCGCTGGCACGACAAGTTCAGAGAGGCTGAGGCCAAACTGGAGGCCGCAGAGAAGCACATCGCTGAGCTGGAAAAGCGTGAGCCTGATTTGTACCTGTGCCGCGTAGTTCGTAATGGTGAAGATGTTTATTCGCCATGCGGTAAGGATTACCCGCGCGGACGAGGTTATTACGCCGCTGGCATCTCAGTAAAAGGGGAATGACATGAGCGTATTACGTATTAAATGGGCTGGCTATTGCCCCAAATGCGACAGCGATGAGCTGGATGTTCACACCGAGAAAGGGACTACCGAATTCCTTTACGCTGGTGACGGCGTTGTTTGCTCAGTGTGCGGAGAAAAAGGCGAGATAGATTGCGAAGATGACCACGCCTTCGCGGTGTGGGACTGGGAGGACTAACCCATGACATTCACCAAAGAGCAGTTATGGCGAGCAAGCTAATTCAACGGCGAACGCGCCGACTTAAATCCGATGTGGCCTGGTGGATGGCTGAAGCCGCCGACTCGAAGCAAATCGCAATGGAACACGCACTGGAGATCGAGAGGCTACGCGCTCTGGTTATTCGCGTGCCGATGCCGGTGATTGTCCCGCGTGATATGGCCCACCAGCTCTATCACACCGAAACAAAAAGATGCCGTACCTGCAATGATGGACTCCGCGGCGGATGCTCATCTTGCGTATTCAATAAACAGTAACCGGGTGCAGCCGGGAAAAGTGGAGGATTTATGCGTACAGATTTTTTGAAGGGAACAGAAGTGACGGGGGGTGTGAGGTAGATATGGCTAACATTGAAATGATTGATGAGAAAGAGGCGATGAGCATGCTTAAGGTATCTTCCAGAGCCACTATCTGGAAATACACCGAATATCATAATTTTCCAAAGCCGATCAGAACCCACCCCAAACAGTACCTGAAGTCTGCGGTGGAGAACTGGATTTTAAGTGGCGGAATTAACCGGATATCTTCTTAA